CCAAGGGCTACTAGCGATTACTAACAATCTATAAATATATCTTATCATATTATTTTAAATGTGTCAAGATATTAAATAGAATATTTTAACTTTTTCTAAATAGTCTATCAAATAGAATCTTTAAGCAATTATATAAGTACACTACTATTGAAAATAAAACAATTACTAATATAATTATTAAAAATATACTAACTATCCATGTGCTAATATTTAAAGCAAATTTGCTTATATAACAAACAAAACTAATTCCAATGATAATAGAAGAACTTACTATTAAAAATAGTAACATTTGAAGGCTATCTCTGCCTAGTTGAATAAGATCCTCACTATTAAAAATATCAGCTAGAAAGTTTTTAACTTTTCTCATAAATAATCATCCTTTTATTGAATGCCCGGAACCTGTGTCAAATTAAGCAGGTCATACCCTATTAAATTTGCAAAGGCTTCAAGGGAACTACAAAGCTTGTTAATAGGAATCTATTAATAGTGGCCTCAGTATTTTTACCTCGCTTTTTTAAGGACTTCCTCAACCGGTTTGGGTAATGTCCTTTATAATAATAATAGTAGCAATAGGAATCGAACCTATTAATCACCCTACCAAGGGCTACTAGCGATTACTAACAATCTATGAATACATCTTATCATATTCTTTTAAATATGTCAAGAAAACTTCATTATTTATTCTTTGATAGTCATTGCATTATCTAGAATGTTCTTAGCGGCATTAATATCCCTATCAAGATGCTTACCACAATTAGGGCAATCCCATTCTCTATCTGATAATGTTAATTTATCTTCTCCAGTAAGCCGATAACCGCATGAATTACAAGTTTGACTAGAAGGATAAAAACGATCAATTTTAATAACTTTCTTACCGTACCAATCAGCCTTATATTCCAATTGTCTAGTGAACTCATATAGACTAACATCAGCTACTGCTTTAGCTAACTTATGATTAGATAACATACCCTTAACATTTAAATCTTCAATCCCAATGTTATCATAATTGACTACAATCTTTTTGCTTACCTGATTAATATATGTCTTACGCTGATTTTGAAGATGTTCATATGCCTTAGCTCGTTTAATCTTGGCCTTAATACGTCCATGGCTACCTTTAGCTTTTCTAGCTAATGCTCTATCAGCCTTAACTAGCTGTTTCTTAGCCTTATTAATAGCATGTAAATTAGGGTATTTATCTCCATCAGAAGTAATAACAAAGTCCTTTACTCCCAAGTCTAATCCAACATTATTACCAGTATGATAATCAATATTTTGAAAGTAATCATCCGGTACTTCTACTCCAATAGAAGCGTAGTACTTCCCACTTCTAGTCTCAGAAATAGTTACTGAAATAATACGGCAGTCCTTAGGGAGATCCCTATGTAGTACAATCTTGATAGGACTTATTTTAGGTAACTTAATTTTTCCATCCACTACTTTAATATTGTCACTTTTTATATTTTTACTTGTAGTATATGACCAAGAAGCTTTATAATAACTCTTAAATTTAGGAAATCCTATTTTTTGATGCTTCTTAATTCCTCTGAAAAAATTCTTATAAGCAGTTTCTAAATTCCTTCTAGAATGTCCCAAGGCATTTTGGTCACAATCCTTTAAAAAAAGGTTCTTAGTATCTTCATACAAAAAAGTTACATTTTTAATCTTAGACTTTCCAGTAGACTCATACTGTTCTTTAGCATCTGCTAATAAGTAGTTGTATACATATCTAGATCCATTAATATTAATCCAAATTTTTTCTTGTTGTTCCTTATTTGGATAAATTCGGTATTTATAAGAAAAGTTCTTCATAATATTTAATCTCCTTTTCCTAAGTCTGGGACCTATATTAAATAAAGCAGGGCATACCCAGTGGAACTGGCCTTATAGATGACCATACTGCCCGGGACATGTGTCAAATTAACTAGGGCATATCCCTGCCGTCAGAACCTTCTTCGACTATTACCGCCCGTGACCTATGTCAAATTAATCAGGTCATACCCTATTAAATTTGCATAAGCTTCAAGGGAACTACAAGACTTGTTAATAAGAAGCTATTAATAGAGATCTCAGTATATTTACCTCGCTTTTTTAAGGACTTTCCCAACCGGTTTGGGTAATGTCTTGATTACATTTATTAGTATAGCATATTTTTATTACTTGTCAAGCTAATATGTATAAAAAATCCAGCAGAACTTAGTCTACTGGATAGCTTTTAAAATATAACGTGTAATACTCCAAGAATAATCCAGATACCGAATACGTATGCTAAAGATAGCGCTGGTAAAGCTAAATGGAAAATCCCGATTAACACAACTGACCAAACTAGCCAAGATAAAAACCAAGTAATAAAGAAACTTAATAATATTCCTAATACCAAAAATAATAAGCTTTTACCAAACATTTCATGATTCCTTCCTTCTTAAAATATCTAAATTATTATTAAATCTAGAAAATTTTAATGAAAAACACCAATCAATATAAACGACCAAACCCACCAAGCTAAAATTTGCAAAATGGAAGATCCTAATACTATTCCTATTCCAAGTAATAATAAGGGTAGTACATCAGAGCAATATCCAGCTAAAAAGTCTAGCCAATCCTTCATTTTTACCACCCTTTCTATTTCCTAAAATACCAAACAGCCAATAATAGTAGGATTAGTATGGTTGACATAAAGGCTCTCCCTAGAATACTACTATTATTAAGTTTTCCAATATTTAAGCTACCAAATAAGGTCGGTACTAATAGAAGGCTTAAAATACCGGATAAAAATCATGCTAACCAATCATTCATATCAATCATCCTTATAATTTTTCATTTTTAATTTATACCAATGGTCTGAACAAACAACTTTATAATTAGTATCCCCAATAATAGTATCTCCATTAGAAGTATCAAAAAAGGGTTGACCATCTACCAATAATAAATTATGAGTAGCTTTTTTATTGCAGTAATCACATACAGTTTTAACCTGTCTAATATCATCAGCGTTCTCTAACCAAGCTTTAGATCCATCAAATAGTTCTCCTCCAAAGTTTGTTAATAATCCGTATGCCATGATAACTCCATTTTTATTAGTATCCCCTTTTACTCTAATATGATTGCCTAAACATAAAGCATTAATAAATTCTGGACTAAAAAACTGACATTCATCTAATAGAATAGGTCTATCTTGTTCCATGGCTGTTTCTAAAATATCTCCAGCAACTTCCTTAGGATGATCTTTACTTACAATATAAGTTGCTTCTTCTTCAATTCCTACCCGACTGCTAACTGTAGCACTCCGAGTATCTTCTTCTGGCTTAATTAAAATAGGCTTAATACCCTTTTCAGTATAGTTATGATAAACCATTAATAGATTAGCTGTCTTAGAAGACTTCATCACTCCGTAATAATAAAATACTTTTCCCATTTAGAATACCTCGTGTGTACATACTGGGTTAGATGGGAAATGATTAAAGTCATAACTAGCTAATTGCTCTAAGTCGGTATCCCCATCAATAAAAGCAGTAGCTCCTCTAGCAATCATTAAGTTAACCTTTACGTCTTCATTATGAGAAAAGGTAACTACAATAGCGGGCTTACCCATAGAGCGCATATAACCGACTTCAAAGGCCGTACCATCATCTACATTATCTAAATCATATAAAAATACTCCACAATCAGCAGTTCCCATAGCAGAAAGGTCATTTTGATAAGTAGCTACTTGCCATTCTAAACTTCCGAATACCCCATCTTTATTGTCAATATTAGCATCTTTATATTGGTGGTCAAAAGGGAAATGAACTACCCCAACGGTTGGGTTACCTGATAGCAACTCACTTACTTCTTCTACTCGCTTCTTTTGTTCTTCATTAAACCAAGGAGTTGCTAAGTAAATCTTGGTGCTATTAAATACTTCTGTTCTTTTATTCAATATGATATTCCTCTTTTCTTTTTTTACATTATAACACTGTTTCTATATTTTGTCCACTATACACTATACTATATTAGAGACGACAGAATTCGGAGGAAATATAATGAAGAAAAGTCAATATATGCAAGATCAACTTTGGTTAAGTATTAAGGATTCCTCTAGGGAACATGGTTTTGAAAATGACTGGATTACAATTGTTAGCTATTATAACTTGTATGAAGGAAAGCATGTACAAGTATATATTAATGATGCGGAAAAGCATGTTAGATACCGAGTATTAGCAGTTACTGATGATAACTCCAAAGCGGTATGTTTAAATAAAAATAATGATGTAATCTATATAGATAGAGAAGAAGCTTTCTTATCAAAAAAGCTATTTATGTATAATGAAAATCCAAAAGAAGAAATCTCCTTGAAAATAGAAGGAGAAGTAAATGGGAGTAATAAAATCTCCTATTATGTATAAGAGGTGATTATGTGAATATTTTTGAAAGACTAACGGGAACAAATTACCCTAAAGAATCTGGTATAGAAAATGATTTTGAAAGAGTTCCGGATGAAGTCCTTTATAAAAATGCAGAGTCAGTAATGAAAAGCAATGATATAGTTAAAAAAGGCTTTGGCGGCCGAGATAAGGCTATGAATGAGCCTATGGTATATAACTATGATATTGCTGGAATTAACCCATTCTTTAGAGAAAAGCCCGGGGTATCAGGTGCAGGAACGATTAATAATGTTTTAAAGCAATATTCTACTGCCCCTCTTTTTCAAGCAATATTAAGTACTCGGTCTGGGCAAGTCAGCCGATATACCCAACCAGTATCCCAGTCTAATGATGGATTAGGATATAGAGTTACTTTAACAGATAGTAGTATTACTCCTACGGATAGCCAGCTTAGAACGATTAGAGAAGCTGAACACTTTATTCAATATATGGGTGTTGATGACCCTAGTATGAGTGGTTATAAAAAACGTGATGACTTCGATGACTTCTGTACTAAGCTAATCAGGGATACCTATACTTTTGATCAAGTGAATGCTGAGAAAACTTTTAATAGTAAAGGTAAACTTCATCATATTAAAGCAATTGATCCAACAACTATTTACCGAGCAGTTAATAGAGATTCTGGTAAAATAATTCCAGATAAATATGTACAAGTATTTGATGATAGAATTGTTAATAAATTTTCTGATGAAGATTTAATTATGGCTATTAGACGACCAAGAACTGATATATATAGTAGTGGTTATGGTCAATCGGAATTGGAAATAGCTTTGCAACAATTCTTGGCTATGAATAATACTATGATGTTTAATGATCGTTTCTTTAGTCATGGTGGTTCCGTACAAGGGATTATTAATATAAAGCCTACTGCGGATACTTCTGGTATTGGTAAATCAAGAAGGCAACTAGCAGACTTTAGAAGAAACTTTGAAAGCCGAGTAACGGGTGTGGCAAGTAGCTGGCAATACCCAGTAACTACTGCCGATGATGTTAAGTATGTTAACTTAACGCCAAATGCCCGGGATATGGAATTTGAAAAGTGGATTAACTTCCTAATTAATATTTGTTCTTCTGTATTTAATATTGACCCGTCAGAAATAGGATTCCCTAATAAAGGGGGTGCCACTGGTAGTAAGTCCAATAGTTTGAATGAAGGAAACTCTAAACAAAAGTTACAGGCTTCTATGAACAAAGGACTAGCTAGTCTTCTTAGATTTATTGAAAAGGTTATTAATAATGAAATAATTAAGCCCTATTTTGGTAATAATTATCTGTTCCAATTTGTTGGGGAAGATATCTCCGGGGAAACTGAAAGAGTACAGCTATTAGCAGAAGAAGTTAAAACATATAGAACTGTTAATGAAATTAGAGTAGAAAAGAATCTTGATCCTATTAAGGGTGGAGATGTCATTCTTAATCAATTTGCTATTCAAAGATTAGGACAGTTACAACAAGAAAAGCAAATAGAACATCAATGGCAACAAGAAAAATTAAGTATGCTTTCTTCTGGTCCACAACCAGATAGTGGATCAGGTATTTCCTTCCAAGATGTTCAATCCGGATTAGATGGTAGCTCAGATAAAGTAAATGGTAAAGATACTTTTAATGGAGTTAAGAATGGGCAAGTAGCTGATAGTACAAGAACCGATAAGATAAACTATGGTGGTAAACCTGACGAATAAATGAACTTACCTATATTATTATTAGATTAAAGAAAGTGAGGCAAGTAATATGCCTAAAATTAATGTTTTTAAGAAAAACGGTAGTTTACTTCAAACAGTAGACGTACCCGATGCTTCTAAGGGATTTGATATTACTGGATTAGGTTATAATACTGAGTATCAAGCTAACGATTTATTTTTACAATGGGTTAGTGATGATGGACGAACTTCTAATAAGATTCCATTACCCTCTGGATTCGTTACCGGGGATGAAGGAACTACAACGGTAGCACCAACCACTGTTACTCCTAAAACTACTTTAAATCCTAGTAAGTAAGGAGGCATAAAAATTGCAAGATTTAAAAGAAGAACAAAAGGTTGATATAGATTTATTTAAAGCTTATGTACCAATTAATAAAACAGCATCTTCTGATAGTGAATGGTATATATCAGGAGTTGCCTCTACTAATACTAAGGATTGGGATGGAGAAATAGTTGATCCAAGCACCTTAGATATTACTTATCTAATGAAGCAAGGAAAAATAAACTATGAGCATAATAATGAATTAGATCATATTATTGGGGAACCTACTGATAATACCTATATTGATAAGTCAGGGCTTCATCTAGAAGCTATGCTATATAAAAATATGCCTTTAGCTCAGGACGCTTGGAAGTTAGCTAACGCTATGGAAAAGTCTCATGCTAAGCGATCATTAGGATTCTCTATAGAAGGTATTGGCAAGCGATCAGCAGATCCTAATGTATTTTCAAAAGTAAAAGTAATGAATGTTGCTATTACCGCTAACCCAGCCAATCCAGATGCTTCTTGGAAAACCTTTAAGAAATCAGTTGATGTTAATAGTGAATTAGCAAAAGCTTACTCTGAAATGTCAGCAGAAAACCCAGCAGAAACTGGATCAGAAATAAATCCAAGTGATATGCAAGGAGTTTCTAGTTTTCGTAAGGAAGACTTACCGGGAGCACTTACAACATTAACATATGCAATGAAAAGTGATAATTGTTCAGAACTGCTAAATTATGCTCAGAAGGCCCTAGAAGATAGTGGAAATATTACTAAAGATGTTAAGCAATTAATTCTGCAAGTTGGCCGAGGAGTATCAAAAGAAACAGCTAAAAATTTTCTAGATGAATAAGAAAGGTGACTACCACAATGGCAAAGTCTGTACTATCAGAATTTGATGAAGAATTAAATAAGAGTGAAGAAACTGTTGACAAAAACAAGGCAGGTAATGCAAAAGAAACTGCTGAAGAGGAAAAGGATAATAAGAAGGAGGTTTCTGGTAAAGAATTGGAAGACAAGACAAATAAGAAAGATGCTA